ATGACACTCAAAAGATCACCGACGGCGACGCCAAGGGATCTCGAAGCAACTTGCACCTTTTTGAAGATATCAGGTGCATCGGTGCCAAACTTGGCCAGCACCGGCATCGCTGCGTTGAAGCCTTCCGTGACTTGCTCAATTGGCAGCTTCATTTGGATGGCCATGCTGGCCAATTCACCAGTGAGAGCTTGGGACTCTTCCGCGCTCATCCCCATGACCCTCATGGCATTTTCCATCGTCTTGGCCGTTAAGTCAGTTGACACGCCAAGCTTTTCCATTTGGGCCGCGGTATTTGCTAAGTCCTTCGGCACAGGTGCACTAGCGTGAGCGAAGTCGGTAACACCTGTTAAGAGAGAGCCAAACGCCTTTGCAGAGTCCTGAGTGGTTATCCCGAGACCCACGTTCTCCCTTTCAACGGACCTAATCATTTCATTATATTCGCCCATCGAACTGGTTGTCTTATTGAAGGCGGCGTAGGCGGCGTCTTGTTCTAGGGCCAGTTTAAGGGAAGTCTGAGCCACTTTCATCAAGAGGGAACCCAACATATTCGCTGGGCTCAGAGTCTCTTTGAGAGACTCCTTAAACATATTCATCTTATCGGTTAACGATTCGGTGCCATCGAGGGCCGCCGTTATAAAGCCGCCGGCGAAAGTCTGTTTCCATTGATCTCCGACACCAGTTAGTGTCTTTATGAGATTCTTAGTTTCCGTCTCGGTACGCAGAATTGATCGGGTTGCCTCTTTATTTCTTTCTATTGCCGCTTCTTTTGCTGCGAACGAGGCGCGCATGCGCGCCGCTTCCTGGATTAGTGCCGCGTCGCCAGAAGCTGCGTGCTCGCGAGCGAGTTTTCGCTCCATCGCAAGAGATACTTCTTTAAACTCTATGTCTTTCAGACGTAGTTCGTTGCGCTGGTGAGCCAGCCTCATCGACTCATTGGAGTGTTTGAGACTCTCTACCTCTAATTTGAGAGCCTCGCGCTCTTCTTCTACTATAGCAGCTTGTTCTGCAAGAGTTTTTTTGCGTACGTCTAGAAGGGCTTGGGCCGCCTCCAGGCGTGCAGCATCAGTCATGGCAGCAGGATCAGTTATATTTGTATTGTCATTTGGATTAGGCCCGGGAGGGTTACCGCCGGGGGGTCCGCCTGTATTATCGTCACCGCCATTCGCCATAAGTTATAAAAATCCTATTTAAAGGGCCACTTTAATCCAGTTGACTTCTCGAAGCCTTTCACTGCTCTATCTAATTCATATTTGCTAGAATATGTTTTCTTATTATCAAGCCCGTACTTGCTGAAATTTGACATATATCTTCTTTCTCTTCCGAGAACATTTGTGAAAGAGTCTACCTCGCTCTTGGTTCCCCGAATACTAACGGGCACTTCGTAGCCTTGCGTAATTGCTTTCATTAGCATGCCGACGGCTGCTCCGAATTGCCCAAGATAATCCTCGTTCAACTCACCACGCCGGTGAATGCCCAAGTCAATCTCGATTGGGGACAACTCCTGTTCTTCAAGGTTCATAAATACAATTCTCCATTAAATACAATATATCAGAATAATTAGTGTTTTCAAAAAAATAAAGCCGAAAGCGAACTTCCGGCCTATTAATTAATTGTTTTTTATCTGCGAGACGACTTTGTGGCCTTCTCGTGTGCTTCTTTTTGATCTTCGAATTCTTTTATCAGCCTAGTCAAGAACCACCTCCTTATCAGGACTGGAAGATTGTAGGCCTCGGTGAAGCTCCAACCACCGTGATGTTTCAATAAGAAGAACTCTTCATAAACGCTCTGGATGTATTCGTCACCGAGTCCAAAAAAAGTCCGTCGTGAACGGAACCTCCATTTCTTGTTCAAGACCACAATTGGAACATTCAAAATCTTGCGTTAGATCGATGTTTGGGACGATTCCCTGATATGTATATCTCAAGAACCTAGAATCATATGCTGGCATGTTTTCCACAAGAGAGTTAATCAAGTCTTTATCATCACTCCCATTAACTCCAACAATGAATTGCCGGAACTGATCGGTTAGAAGCGACTCTTCCATTTTGTGCTTCTTTTTGGAGGCGGTTAGTTTAGCCAAACGCGCTTCATCGCGGCCGGTCAAGAACTTAACTTCTACATCAACCTTTAATTTTGGAAGGTGCACAATGAATGTGCCTTTATCCGTCTTGCGGACTCCATCTGGGATGGGCTTCTCTTCAACAGTGGCATCGCCTAAATCAAATTCATATTCAACAAACTCAGAGCAAGATGGGCAATTCACGTTCGTCTTATATTCTGAACCGTAGCCGGTTGCTCTGGCTGCAACAATGATTGCATTTCTATCGCCGATAAGAAGATCTTCGGACTTGACCGACTTGTTGACAAGTATGTTTTGAACAAGGCGGTCGAGCGCAAGGCCCTTCTTTAAGAGAGTCTTGGAAGTGAGGATGTCTTCATCCTTCGCTGTCATGTAGCGAATCTCAACAGTTTCTTGTTGGTAAAGAGGGTGACCCTCAAGGTAGTGTGTGCCTTTGGAGGGGAGTTCAACAAACTCCGTCGGAGTCACGAACGAAAGAGGGCCCGCAGAGGGGCCCATTATCTCGGAAGGATCCATGTCGCTGTTGTGCTTAGCACCAACACGATCCTCATTATTACGAATAGTCATTATTTACCTTTGTTTTCTCTATTATAAGGCAGTCAGGGGTCGATGTTAAGGCAAATTATTGCGTTTATTAGAGGTCGTCGATGGCCTGGAGTACGCCGCCGATGCCTGGGATCGAGACTGGTGCAGGCTCCTGAAGCTCCTTCGTGGACTTATAAACGGCCCAATCATAACGGAGGGTTACCTCAGCATTCAAGAGATCTTCGGACTCATAACTTAATTCGCTAAAAGTGACGCCTTTAACCCAAGCATTATGCATAGTCCAACTGCCGATCTTCGGTGCTGACTGTCCGCGCTCGCCCCCCTGACCTATGGGATTTGCACCTATCAGTTGAATTGTAATTAACGGGGTCACATTGATGGCGCGCGCCTTTGAAATCGTATCGGTCGCGTCGAGGTGGTTGCTTTGGTTTGGATAGACATACCCTGATCGTGTAAGAATCTTCTGTAGGTTCTCTGTTGCATCTGGGTTGATTGGATCGACTAGGGTGAATTTGACATCACTCCAAGTAACTCGACCAGGATAGTAGAACTTGTGATTAATGTATTGGTGTTCTTTCTCGGAAACCTCAAAGCCTGGCTGAGATACTTTTGTGATCACCCAGTCAGGTAGGTTAACGTCCTTGGCCCCATTTAAATGTAGAAGCCATCTATACGCTCTCTTTGGATCTGTGTGTGGTGCTGCCCAAAAGTTATCGCCCATGTCTTATAAATCTCCTTTAATTAACATTAACTAGTAATCAATTTCTTTTTTCTCTCTAATCGTCGAAAGAAGCTCCAGTTCTCTTTATCACAAAGTCGACAGCAATGAACTCGATGGCCCGTGCTGGCTTCAAGAATACCTTCGCGTAGAGGATATTCCTGTCAATCAAGTCCGGAGTAGTAGTCGTCTCATCTAAGAGAACCCGGAAGTCTGTCAGACCACCACCGACTTTCACACTGTCTAAGAAGGTGCGTGCACGAGAGGTAAAGTTATTCCAAGTTGCATCGACGTTCTGCTCAAAGAGTGTCGTAGCGGCAATTGCACTAATCTGACGCTTAACATAAATTAACAGTCTACGAACGTTAATTCGGTCAAGTGCCGATGGAGTTGCCTGTAGCGTCTTCTGTCCGAAGATTACAATACCCTCGGCAGGGAAAGACGCAATTGGGTTAACGTTGATGGCGTACAGCTTATCTCTATCTTTCGAGATCAACTGTCCGTCAACAGCGTTTACGTTGATTCCCGCAGAACCCTGTGTCAAGCCGCCGCGGTTGAAGCCTGCGGGGGCAAACCAGAGTGCTGTGGACCTCTCGGAGCTTGCGAAAGTTCCAAGAGCAGCAATGGAGGGCGGCACCCATATACGGGCCTCGTTCTCCGAATCAACAATTTGTACCCAGGGGTAGTAAGCGCAACCATAACTTGAGTTAATCTTACGAGCCCTGAAAACGTTGATGGCCTGTTTGACGTCCCCAACGCGAGTGCTTAGAGCAGCGTTGCTCTCGGCGCGAGGGGTGTACCCATGGGCGATGTCGATAACTGCCAGGGAATCTCCGCGAGCTTCGCACACGTTAATCAGGTGCTGCGTCAGAGAACTGACCTCGACACCTGGGAGGGCTGCAATATTCATCACAACACGTTCGGCGTCCGAGACGCTATCAATGGCGCGTCGGATGGAGTTGTACTCGTAGGAGTTAAGCTCCGTGGGTGCGCCGCCGCCGCCAAGATTGATGGCGGCATTGTTGAAGGGATCCATCTCTGTGATGTCAACCCCATCAGTGCCCCCGTGGACCGGCGCCGTGAACTTGTTGAACCCAGCATCAAGGACTTCCTTGTACCCAGTGTCCGAGGCAGAAACCGCCGTCATCGACAGGCCGGCTCGGCGTGAGCCGCTCACATATGACGCGTCTGTGAGTGAATTGAAGTCTCCAGAAGCCGAGACGTTGTCCAGAGTGAACACGAAAGACGCCTCAGTAGTGCCGGCGACTGCACTAAACGAGTCCAAACCCTTCGGTTGTTTTCTAACCAAGTCATAATATGATTTATCAAACGTTTGGCTAGCGCCTCGGGATATATCAGTCTGTATACCAAAGTAAGCATCAGTTATATCACCTAGGCGGCCGCCTTGCGAGGCACTGAGTCTCAAGAATCCTTCCAAACTAGGGAACTCAATAGGCATTGCTGAGGCTGTTACCATGTTGACGGTCGCGACGGCCGCGGG